TCCGTGATAGTAATGCCGACATTCTTTCCTAGTAGCCGGCTGGTAGCGGGCTTCTTGCCCCCAAACTTCATGAGCTCTGCTGCGTAGGACAGCACGTCCATCTTGTCGTCTTTGTCGTACTCGATTATGCCGCCGGGTTTAGCGTTCAGCATAGCGTTACGTAGCTCCTGAATCCTTGTCGCCTTTGGAGCTGCGGACATAGAGCCATACAGGTCGTTCGCGTGAATCCGAGTACCCACCATCGTCGCCATACCTGATTTATTAGGAGCAGCTGGGTCGACACCCATGTTTACAGGAGTGCCTTGCAGAGTGAGCATTACTACTTTAGCGTTGAGTCGTTCGATGAGGTCGTCTTGTTCGTCTACGCGTTTAACGAGAGTTTCGAGAGTTTTTTCGATTTCTTTATGCTTCATGGAGACCGCCTCATTATTTATTGAGCCATCGGCGCTTTACTACGCCCGTTGGCTACGTGTGCATTAAGTCCGTCTCTCCATGACTTCCTCCGTCGCGCTTTCGGAGGTCTTGGTGGTTCTGCAGCTATAGCCATCCTGGCTAACCATGATACAGCATCTACGATGTCATCATGAACCCCACCAGGGAATCGTAGCATCTCATGCTGGGTAACTTCAAGCCATGATGCCGTCGCAGGGAAGTATACCATACCTTGCTGCATCCGCCCCTGTAACGGTCTTGCCCGGATAGTTTTGTCATTTATCGGCACGAGGTTGTTATCGTAGGTCGGATATAACCGACGCTCTTTCTGCAGCTTCTTGAGCGTGGGCTTCATCGACAGTTCCAGCTGACCGCGCTCAATGCCTATTACTACAGGGCTGTACTTGTTGTACTTGGAGTACATGTTGAGGATAGCGTCGGCGCATTCGTGGGTATTCATCCGTGCGCGTATCACGTCGACGATGTATAACTGGTCGTCATAATCCAAGCCGCCGACCACACCTACCGAATAATCGTTGGTCTGTTTCTCACCTACGGCCAAGTCCCACGCCATAAATAATTTCATATCCGAGAGGTTGGGTATGCTCGGTGTAAACCTGAACATCGGCTTGGTGAAGAATACGCCTTCGTCTGGTACCGGGTTCTGCTGGTATAGAGCTGACCAATGCCTCGGCTGTAGCGACCGGCGTATACGACGCAGCCGCTTGGTAGGGAATCGCGCATCGTGCAGCGCTTCCCCTTTATTACGCAGCAACTTGGCACCATCACGTGGCACGTCGATAATCATGCCGCCTCTGGCCAGATACTCATCAGAGGTAGCCTCGGCTGGGTAGGAAACTATCTCCCAGTTGTCGATTTCCTCTTCTGGGATACCCTCTTCGCGTAGGTTCTTCATCTGCTGGATGAGCCGGCCACTTAAATCGTCATCGTGCCAGCGGGTCTGAATAACCAATACGCCACCACCGGGAGATAACCGGGTGTAGGCCGTTGAACCGTACCAGTCCCAGTTGGACTCACGTATTGTTTCGGAGTCAGCTTCTTGTGCGTCCTTAATCGGGTCGTCGATAATCAGGCAATGCGCACCTTTACCGGTGATACCACCACCAACACCAGCTGCAACATAGCCACCACCTGCTGTGGTATTCCACTGCTCTGCGGCTGTGCTCTCCGGGTCGAGCATAGTGTCGGGGAACATCGCTTTATACGCGGGGTCCTTAATACGGCCACGCACTTTACGCGAGAATCCGAGCGGTAGGCTCACCGCATATGAACTGGCGATGACCTCGAAGTCGGGGTTGTGGCCAAGTAACCATGACGGGAAGTAGTCGGAGGCAATAAGTGACTTGCCGTGCCGTGGTGGCATGAACAACATTAGTCGCGGGGACTCTCCGCGCTCGATGGCGTGCATGAATTTCTCGAGCCTGGTGCAAATATCGTGGTGTACCCAGCCTGCATCGTACTTGGGCTGGAACCGCTTGATAAAGTATATGAGCTTCTTCTTGGCGAGTGTGCGTACGGCAAGTTCTTTCTGCCCTTCACCGAGCAATTTCTTCTTCTCACGCGCAATTTTACGCACGTAGGCCATTTTATTTACGCGCTTGTCACGCGCAACCTGCTGCTCTTTCTTCTTTAAGGCTTTTTCGTCACGGCGCTGCTGTACCTGTAGGGCGAGCTCATCACCTTCGGCTTTAGCTATGCAGACAAGGCACACTTTTGAGTAAGTCTGTGGCTTTGTGCCCAACCGACTAAAGTGTTTGAGGTGTTTTTCCTGTTCACAGGTGATGCAGGTTCTAGGCATCGTCGTCAGTCTCGGCGTTTTCGTCCACTTCGTTCGGAATTTCATAGAACTCGGCGTCGATAATCATCTCGTCACCGGCTTCTGCAATTAATTCAACCAAGGCCTGCTCCGAGAGGTCTTCGAGCTGGGTGACAATACGTTTTTGGGCACCGGTAATCTCCAGTGTGCGCTTCTCGGGGGCGTAGTTACCCTGCATTTTGTTCAGTTCGCCATAGCCACGAATCATTCCAAGCGGGTCTGCCTGCAATTTGGCAATATTTATAGCATCGAGGACACCCGCTTCGATATCTTTACGGGTAATCCGTGCTTCAGAGCGAATTTGTTCCTTAATGGCTTCGTATTGGGCGAGTATTTCAGGCTTGGCGAGCAAATCTCTGCATGATTTATCAGCATTCTTGTAACCGGCGTAGCCAGCAGCCTGAATAGGCACCATGCCCATCTGTATACCTTCAAGAAACTTTTCCGGGGTAGGATTATGCTTCGCCATATGCGACACCCTCCTTGAATCTCTTCAATTCACGGTTAGAATTCCCTTCTCTCTGGGTGTTTGAGAACACTCGACGATTTTTTTTAGTCTTATCCTGCCGGTGCTGCGGTTTCTGCTTGCGGTTCATTGTCTCTATCCTTGAGAACTAGATTTCATGGATATTATAGACAGAGTATGGGGTGTTTTGCTAATGCAGCTCCCTACCATCAAGCGGCGAGTTGTTTTCTATCCAATCTAACGGGGTTAATTTAGGGTCACCTTCCACTGCGTCAATCATTTCAAAGACACGGTCTCTCGCAACGTCGTCATCATCGCAGATAGCATAAATCATCCGAATGGCTTGGCAAAAATAATAAATTTCATCTGGACTGTCGGACATATCAGCAGGCAGGCCTGTTCGGATTATAAAACGGTCTGAATGGAGAGGACTGTCGTGGTTCAGATAATTTTAGTGGCCTGAACGTAGGGTCTATTTCTCTCAGCGGGAATTCTCTGTCTACTTCCGGCGTGACTTTGTTAAATACCAGCGCGAGGTGGTTCCTAATACTAAGTATCTCGTTTACTTCCAGCTCACCTTCTCTGTCTTCGAATTTACCTTGCAGCCAATAGCAGAATTGTTCTGGTGACATGTCGAATCTCCTTGAGTGAGGTTGCATTATAGCTTGGTTTCTTTGTGAAAAATAATAATAATTTTTTTGTTATTTTGCTATAGAGAGCGTGGGGGTGGGGGGTACCCTACCTCTGTAATTGGTACCCCCACTTCGGATTCGTGTTTCAGATTCGGCAAAGGGGACCCTAATGGTTACCGCGAAGGGCGTACCCCCCCACCCCCACCCCCCTGAGCACAGTGCTTAGCGTGCGCAGTTGGAATACTCTTATTCTCGTCGCTCGCGTTGCACGCTCCCGTTCGGATTCCTTACAGTATCATTAACGAGGAGAAACAACATGAAACAACTCATCATCAACTTCCTGCTACGCATCGGGTACCTCAGTCACTACGACAACTACACAGGCCCTGTATGCACCGACGATGAAATCACCTACTAAGGAGAAACACCATGCAGTTCATATCCAGCTCACAGACACCGGGTCGCATCACACGCAAAGTCCTACTCACTACTGAGGAAGCTCAGTTCTCAGACGCAGACCTCATCACCGTAGCAGACAACAGCGGGCGCCACGGCAAACCAGCTCGCCACTTCGGCGGCAACGTCAAAAAAGCTAAAGGCCTCAAGACCGACCGCATTTATGCACTCATCGATATCTACACAGATTAAGGAGGCGGCTTCGCCGCCCCGCCGGCAACCGCCGTGGGAATTTACCATCAACGAGGAGAAACAACATGAAGACCAAGACAGTAGCAGCCATCATCTTAGTAGGCACCATCGCCAGCATGGTACAGAATGACATGTTCACTATAGTACATGCTGGTGTAGTAGTGCTTAGCGCCGCAGTAATCCTCTTCGCTAAAGGAGCAAAGCCATAATGCAAATACATCACATGCCTTGGATGGACACAGTTCCAGTGTTCAAAGTTACTGCACACGACCTTATTATCATCAAGAGCCTTGGCGGTAGCCCGCGTGGCCTTGGACACGAGTACAAAAACAAAGCAGCAGATACCGCCAACGCAGTAATACATAGGATGATGACATCATGAACAGAGCACGCAGAGCATGGCACCGCAAGTGGGATGACATCATCTTCACAGCAGGTGTTATATTTTTAATGACGTTCTTTACTGCCCTGTGCATGGGCGTTATCTATGCAAAGTCACTACAACCCGTTTACCTCTAGGAGACACACCATGAAGAAAGTAACACTCAGTTTCAACGTTCCAACATTCTCAATGCCAAACATTCCAAGCGTCGATGTTACCGTGCTCAAAGATGCTGCGAGTGCAGTGCTGGTGGACACCACCTCAGCTGCACGCGGCAGCGTAGCTCGGCAACTTAGCTGCTTGGCTTCTTATATCGAACCTTCAAAAGATGCAGCAACTAAACCAGAGTAACGAAACCCCTATATTCATAGGCTCTAAGCATTCTAAAACACTTAGCGTCTATGTTTATAGGTACTTTTGTCTGTGTACATGAGAGAGGGGGAGCGGGGTCGTAGAGCCCATATTCACCGACCTGAGGGAAACACAAAAACTTAACTCTTTGATTTCACTACAGCAGTATATTAGGAAAACCCTATGTGTTACGAAAATGGCCTGCACTTGCCCCATACAGGTATAGTGTTTTACTCTTACCTCAATAATACATACCTTTTTTGTTCTACTAACTTTAACCTCTTTTTGGAACAAATAGCCTTATATCCTATATTCTCCCTGTAAATCAGTCACTTAGAGTGTTACGAAATTTCGTAACAGTTACGATATTTTTCGTAACATAGCCCTTATGCTCAAAAACCAAGAAACAGCAAAACCGTGCTACTCGCCTACCCAGATACCAAGGTGTTACGAAAATGACCTCTCTAAGTCATTGATGTTCCAAAAATGTTCCAATAAATAACCCAGTTTCGTAACACTTTCGTAACACCCACGCTTTTCGTGCCTCAAAGCGCTCGGATTTCATTCAAGTATCATTAACAAGGAGTAACAAACATGTCAGAACTTCGACTAATCATTGCTGGGTCACGTGCTTTTAATAACTACGACTCATTGGTCAATGCTATGGAACAACTCAATATCCAACCTACTACTATAATCAGTGGCACTGCTCGTGGCGCTGACCGTCTGGGAGAACGCTACGCTAAAGAACACAACATCAAATTAATACGCATGCCTGCTGACTGGAATACATATGGTAAAAGCGCTGGGTACCTGCGCAACAAAGCCATGGCTGAACGAGCTGATATGTTAATAGCCCTTTGGGATGGTATCAGTCCCGGCACGCAGCACATGATTAACATTGCTACTGCCAAACACCTCACCATCCACGTTATTAAGGAGTAATTAAAATGCTCACTAAAGCCTACACTGCCAAAGGACAACGAGTGCTACTTTCAGAAGTACCTTGCCCACGTTCAGACAAACTCCAATGGGCATGGGTATGTGGCGCAAACCACAAAGCACTCTTCCCCAACAAAGTAATTGCTGTTGAGAACTACGGACTAACACGCATTCACGACTAGGAGAAATAACATGCCAGATGACTACACAGCGAGTAACCCAGACATCGTCATCACCCCAACCGAAACGATGATTTCATTCCCTAAAACAAGAGAGGTCACAACCCTGACCCCAGCTAGTATCACGCTGTACTTAGACCAAGCAGACTTCGTCACCGGAGTACCCGCATCACTGAGCATTGATGAAATATTACACATCATTAAAACTCACTATGAAGGAGACCATAATGACTCGGATTGAATATATGGAAAAACGCATGCAACTCACCGAGCAACTGCTCACAGCTATCCTAGAAACCGAGTACGACCCAACCGAGGAGAACAAAGTAAGCCTGAGACAAAGAAAGCTATTCTACCAAGTAGACCTGCTTGCCCTAAAAGCCAAAGCCGTTAGTGAAGGAGTAATACCCCATGAGTAAAACACGCGTTGTTATATCCCCACAAGTTGTCACTATCTTTGATGATAGACACAACATCATTACTCACCTTAACCCCGAAGACCTAACCATCGACATCCAGGTCGCCCATGACGAATACGCAAAC